TAGCTCAATTGATGAAGAGATCTAAAAAGCCTCGTAAGATAAGAACTAAACCTGTTAAACTAAGCACTACAAGTAACTCAATTCAGAAGCCTGGTGCATTTGGAATACAAAGGAATGATATTATGAAAGCTAGATTCGGTGGTAAAGTAGTACAAAAAATGCAAAGTGGTGGCGAAAAGTTAAGTCAAGCCGAATTAGAAGAAGCCATTAGACAAATAGGAGAACAGGGCAATGTTTTTGGTAAAGGAGAATCACTATCTCCATCTCAAACTAAAAAGATAGCCGATAAATTTGAAGCTGACTTTACCAAGATGTTTGGTAAAAAATATGGAGGAGTAATAAAAAAAATGAAAACAGGTGGAGACGTAGCAAAGCCAAAGGCAAAGCCAAAGAATTTTAAGAAGATAGTGCAAAAGCAAAAGAGAGATAAAGCCATAGCAGATGGCGATATGACTATTGGTGACTTCAATGAAATGACACCATCAATGATGCAGGACTTTTACAAGAACGCAAGTAAAGTTAAAAAGATGGTATTAGGTGGAGAAGCTGTACCATCAAAGTTCAAAGGCTTTTCAAAGCTACCTGAAGGCGTTCAGCAAAATATTGACCCTAAATTAGCATCTAAATATAAATATGGTGGCAAAGTTAAAAAGATGAAGTACGGTGGCTCTGCAAAAGGTGGCAAAATGGGTTGTCGTGGTATGGGGGCTGCACTTAGAGGTGGCGGTTACACAATTAGTTAGGATTTAAAATGGCGATTGAAAATATAAATGGTATCGCAGATGCGGTAGCTCCAGAATTAGAAGCTAACTTAGTCAAACTTCCACCAGAAGCTCTGGTAGAAGGTGTCACTGAATTAGATGACGGTTCTGCTATTATTGGTGAGATGGAGATGGAAGCAGAAGCTCCTATTTCTATTCCTTTTGATGCAAACCTATCGGAATATATTGACGAAGATGTTTTATTACAAATGTCTGACGAAATTACTGGCAATATTGAAGATGACATTAGTTCAAGAAGTGATTGGGAAGAACAATATAAAGGTGGACTAGAGCTTCTTGGTATGAATTACGAAGACAGATCAGAACCTTTCGAGGGAGCATCTGGAATAGTGCATCCACTACTTGCTGAATCTGTGACACAGTTTCAGGCACAGGCATATCGTGAAATGCTACCCGCTGGAGGACCAGTTAAGACTTCAATTATTGGAGCAGAAACTCCAGAAGTAACAGCTCAAGCAGAGCGTGTTAAAAACTACATGAATTACCAAATAACTTATGAGATGGAAGAATATGATCCTGAATTAGATCAAATGTTATTTTATCTTCCAATCGTAGGTTCAGCATTTAAAAAAGTTTACTTTGATCCAACAATGCAAAGAGCCGTTAGTAAGTTTGTGCATTCTGAGGACTTAATCGTTCCTTACAGTGCAACAGATTTAGCGACTGCGACAAGAATAACTCACTGCATTCGTATGGATAAAAACGAAATTAAAAAATTACAATTATCAGGATTTTACAGAGATATAGACCTTCCTAGTTCTGGTGCTGATTTAGACAGTACGAATGATGTGAAGGAAACAATCAATGAAATAGAAGGCATTACGAGTAACTCTTCACAAAATGAAGAGATGACGATTTATGAGGTTCATACAGATTTAGATATTGAAGGCTTTGAAGATATTGGAGCTGATGGTGAACCAACAGGATTGAAAATGCCCTATATTGTCACAATCATGGAGGACACTGGAGATGTCTTATCAATCAAGAGGAATTTCAACGAAAGTGATCCACTCCGTAGGAAAGTGCCTTATTTTGTTCATTATAAGTTCTTACCTGGTCTTGGGTTTTATGGTTTTGGTCTCACACATACTATAGGCGGTCTTTCCAGAGCTTCTACGTCCATTCTAAGGCAGTTAATAGATGCTGGTACATTATCTAACCTACCAGCAGGTTTCAAGGCTAGAGGAGCTAGAATAAGGGATGACGAGACACCTCTTAATCCTGGCGAGTTTAGAGATGTAGATATGGTTGGTGGCGATTTAAGATCAGCTATTATGCCATTGCCATTCAAAGAACCATCACAGACATTATATTCTCTTATGGGAACATTAATAGATTCTGGCAGACGTTTTGCATCTATGGCTGACATGAAAGTTGGCGAGATGAATGGCAATTCTCCTGTTGGCACAACTATGGCTATTATGGAGCGTGGTACGAAGGTCATGTCTGCCATCCATAAACGTCTTCATTATTCACAAAAGATTGAATTTAAATTACTGGCTCGTGTTTTTTCTATGGGCGTTCCGATGTACCCTTATCAAGTACCAGGCGCACCACCAGAAATCAAACAAATGGATTTTGATGACAAAATAGATATATTACCTGTTTCAGATCCAAATATATTTTCAATGTCACAACGTATTGCTTTAGCTCAAACACAATTACAGTTAGCTCAAAGTAATCCAGAAATTCATGGGCAGAATGGCATGTATCAAGCCTATCGTAAAATGTATGAAGCATTAGGCGTTACGAACATAGACCAAGTGTTGCAGCCTCCCCCTCAACCTATGCCCATGAACCCCGCAAAAGAAAATCAAGAGGCATTAAGGTTGGCTGTATTGACTGCGTTTCCAGAACAAAACCATCAGGCACACATAACAACTCATTTGGCTATGTTATCAACACCTGTAGCACAATCCAACGCATCTATACTTATGACATTGCAAGGTCACATATCTGAGCATATAGCTATGATGTCAGAAATAACTGCACAGCAGGAAGTTATGGCATCTATACCACCAGAGCAACAAATGATGATGCAACAAGATCCTAATATGCAAAAGCAAATTGCAGATCAAGTGGCATCAAGAGCTGCAGAAATATCTGCTGAAGTAAGTGAACAATATGCACAATCATTAACTCCACCGCCACAAGAAGACCCTCTTGTTAGTTTAAGAAAACAAGAATTGGCTCTTCGTGGTTCTGAAATACAACAAAAAGCCGAACAATTTCAGAAAAAATCAGAAATGGAGATGCAAAAAGAGTCAAACGACACAATGATAGACACTCAACGTCTTCAGCAACAAGAAGAAATTGCTCAAGACAGAATACAAACTCAACGAGATATAGCAGCTATGAATGCTATGAAAGGAGCGAAAAATGGTTAGTTCAGTTCGTGCAGGAATGATTGCACAAGAAAAAGAAAAGAAGAGACAAACAAGACTTGCTGAACAAGGTATAGTAACTTCACCAGAAGTTGTTATTAAAGCAGTAATAGAACAAAACCCTTTGGAAGTATTAGAGGTTATAGCAGATGTCATACCAAAAGCGGAACAAAGTACAAAAGAAAATAAACCAAAGAAAAAAAACAAAGCCAAAAAACAAAGCAAAAATAATAACAAAATTCTCAAAGATAGCTAGACCGCAAAGATTTGAAGGCGTTTTTTAAATGGTTGTTGCAGAAATTTTAACAGGTATCGCGCTTGTTCAGAAAAGCGTTGAGTTTATTAAAAGCAACATAAGTACAGTACAAGATATATCAGGCATAGCTAAACAAATAGATGGCTTTTTTCTAGGCGAAGAACAGATGAATAAAGGTCAAGGCAAAGGTATGTCTATTGCTGAACAATTTGGTTCAGTAGAGAAGTCAGCAGATGATTTTATTAATAGAAAATTATTAGAAGAAAAACGCCAAGAGTTAAAACAAATAATAAATCTTAGATTTGGACCGACTGCTTGGGATCAAATTATCTCTGAAAGAGCAGAAAGAATTAACCAAGCTAAAGAAGCACAACGTCAGCAAAGAATTAAAGCTAGGCAAGAACAAGAAGAAATCATGGAGATTTTAAAATGGGTTGGATATACGTTTATTGGCGTTGGTTTAGTTTTAGGTGTATTGGTTGTAGCTGTAAAAGCATTTGCATACGAGTACAAAAGTAAAGATTACACAAGACAACAAAAAATATGGCAAGGGAAAGTACAAGAAAGAAAATATACAACTTGTAGATTAAAGAAACGAGTTAAGTCACAAATTACTGGACATCAAGCATGTATATATCAAGGTGGCAACAAAACCTTTGAAATGATGATAGAAAAAAATTGCCCTAAACAATATAAATGTATTTACAATCCTAATGGTGAAGAACCAGATATTGATAAAGTAATGGAAAGTTTAAGGAGTATAGCCAAATGACAGCATTTATGCTGTACTGTACGTTAAATGGATTTTTAGTTAAGGAAGGCACAATTTATTTTCGTAATGTTAATAAGAAAAAAAGAAAATTGTCAACTTAGACATAGGGCAAAACAGTTTTGAGTTATCACTTAGAATACTAGGTAATGAGTTTGTTGCAATTAAGATAGGCTCAACAAACTTTAGTGGCAAACTAATAGCAGGAGGCATTTTGTTATTGTTCTTTACGTTAGTTTTGTTAGAAGGCTTTGGCTTAAATGAGATTTTAATACAATGAATGTAGAAACCTTTTTAAAATGGAAGATATTACCAAGACTGATGATGCTTGCTAGTACCGTCATGTCTTGGCGTTGTGCTGAATGGTTTATGGGATTAGATGATCCAACAGCTAGTCAATCAGCTTTCGTATCTGTCGTTATGGGTGTAATGACAGGTGTATTTGGTATCTGGATGGGTCACGAACATAAGGGAGATAATAATGTTAACAGCGTTAATAGGACCAGTAAGTAACTTACTAGGTAAGTTTATAGAAGATAAAGACATGAAGAACAAGTTGGCACATGAGGTGGCAACTATGGCAGAATCTCATGCTCAAGAACTGGCAAAAGGTCAGATAGAGATAAACAAAGCAGAAGCCACACACAAGTCTATATTTGTTGCCGGTTGGAGACCTTTTATTGGTTGGACATGCGGCATTGCCCTATGTTGGCATTTTGTCCTAGCACCTGTTACTATGTTTGTATGTGCATATTTATCTGTGCAGATACCAGAATTGCCAACTTTTGACATGGGTTCACTTATGACGGTTTTGATGGGAATGCTCGGATTGGGCGGCTTGAGGACATATGAAAAGCAAAAGGGTTTAACCAAATGATGTTATGGCATTGGCTAACATTATCTAAGTTTTTTAGTAAAATAGGTAATTATTTTTATTACAAACATGTAAAATGTTTAAAAGTATTACAACGTAGGGGAAAATAATTGTGGACGGAATCAAATTAGCAGAGTATTTATATAAGAACATACGTCAGAGAAAAGAGGAATTAGCTCAATCTTTGGCTGATGGTTCGATAGACTCAATGGAAGTCTATCGGTTCATAACAGGTCAAATACGAGGAATGACTTGGATTGAAGAAGAATTAAAATCCTCGATGAAAGGTACAGACTTAGATGACTAAGAAACTGATCGTGCCAGAGCGGTTTATGGCACAAAAAAAAGTAAACCCAACTC